CGAAATTTCTTAATTAGTTGAATGCTCTTCAGTGACAAATAACCACAGAGAGGTAATAGTTGTATTCCTTATTAAAGACAACCCTAGCGATATACCATGCAGAGATCTTTTAATAAAAACTTTGATTGTCCCCCCTCCTCAAACGCACTTTCTATGGCTTCCCATTTAGATCACTTTCGTGATTCAAGAAGGAAGTCTCAAGATCGCAAGCACAACTCGCGTTATGCTTGTAATTTTTCCAAGATGACATGTTTCGAACCTTTTTTTGAATTTGGACGTCGTATCGATCCAGCTGACGAAGGTCAGCTCGTTGAATACCTCGAATATTTTGATAAATGGCTCTATGGCCTAAAACTTCCTGAAGACTTTGATCATTTTTTAAGTCTTTCTCGAGATTTGTTGGCCAAGAAACATCGCTATGTTTCAGCAGTTCTCTTAGCTTCGAAAGGAAATAAGAGAGCTTTGAAACTAGTTCGCGCTCACGCTCAGACTCTTACCCGAAAAGCATTTTTAGCTTGGGACGATACTGAAGCTCAATTTTTAGATTTAAGTCTAATTGTGGCTTTAGTTCCTACCTTTCTGTTGCTTTTCTTACTGGCATACTTTGGGAAACCATTGCATGGACTAGTAACGTCGGCGAGTACGACGGTAAATACCGTGTCCACCCTTGTAGATACGGTAACGTCGTCTATTCGTAATGCCTGTGATACTGTGTGGAATTGGTTTGCCTCGGCTTTTGAGAAATTGAAAGCGGCTTTTCAAGAAGACACTCCAGTAAAACATTTGTTTTTCTACTTCCTAAAAGTCTTGGCGGTAGTATTAGCTCTTCTATATGCCAAAACTTTTTTCACAGAATCCCTGACAGATATCAAGAACTTCATCCTTCATAAGGTTGGATTCGATGATGTCGAAGTTCAATCAGGAGAAGATTTTCCTTGTGACGATAGCGAACCTTCCCATTTTGTTATGGAATATATTCGGAAATACTTTGCAAAAGTAAGTCCGAAGAAGTTTTATGACTATTTAGGATCGCTCCCCAAGTTTGTCAATATAGCGAAAGCCCTTGAATGGATTTTCGGTAATATGACATATTTGTTCAATACAGTTTTGGAAATGTGGACAGGTACTCCTCGTGGACGAAATAAATGGGAGTGCGATGTTCTAGTGTTTTCGAAACAAGTTGACGATTTTCATCTTAAGGTTAATTCTAATGATACAGATGTTATTTTTAACGCTCAAACTGATGATGATGATCGCGCTCTGAATATTTCGAAGATTAGTCTCGAGAATAAGGCGCAGAGGTCAGACACCTTGCGTCCTATTTTTGTCACTATGCTCGCTACCAAAACTGGCCAATATTTAAGAGATCACGAAAGCTTAGTCGGAAAGAAACGGGCCGCTGAAAAGCGTCCCGTTCCTGTCTGGCTTTACATCCATGGTCCTCCTGGTGTTGGAAAAACTCGGTCCGTAGAATCAGTAATGAAACACGTTTGGCTTTATCTCCAAGAGTATTCAAAATTGGTTCTTCGGACAGAGCCGTTCAGTTATGCGCATACGTACACTCTGAATCAGCAAGAAGATTTTTACGATGGTTACATAGGACAGTTTTTTGTCTTAATTGACGATTTGTTTCAATCTACTTCTGCTGAGATTAGATCGGCTACGGCAGCTCAACTTATAAATATGATAGCCCCCACTCCGTATTCGTTACGAGTGGCTGTTCCTGAGAACAAGTCTAAGACCCATTTCAAGTCTCGCTGTATAATATCAACGACTAATATGAATTCACCCGATTTTCGAGGTGAAAATTTGGGACTGGTTTCTCCGGACGCGTTGGCGTCGCGAAAAACAGTTTCAGTCGAATTGAGATCGGACGGCTTGTTTTATTTCGATAAAGGCTGTTCTCTAACCTCTGGTGCTACGTCTCTTGATTTGCAGCAGTTGGCTGCTCTTGTAGCTGAGTCAGTTATTCAACGAGAAACTGAAAAGGTTGCTCCTGTCGAGGTTGTGGCCATGAAGCGATTCGTGGACACTTTTCAAGGCGGTAGGATTATGGTTAATCAAACTGCTCTGAGAGATAAGGGTAAAGAGAAAGAGTACGATAGTGGTTTTTCCGATGATGCTGAAGCGCAAGCCAAGACCAAGTTGGATCTAACCATGAGACCTGAAGATTCTCCGAATGTAGTTGAAGAAGATGAGAGAGAGCTCCGTCGTCCTTCTTCTTCAAAACCGAAGAGTCTGGAGATAGACCAGGCATTAGTTCATTCCTTGAAATGTGCGTCCGGTAAAGAAAAACCTTTTGAGATCGCTCCTTTGTTACATACTGCTCAAAAGACTTTAATTTCCGACTAGACTCTATTGAAACGGATGCCTCAGTCCGTGTTGGAGTTTTACTGTAAATTTTGTCCTCACACATTGTTACAACCACTAACTACTGCGGCGCAAGCGTACTTGGGCCATCCACGAGAGTGGAAGCCCGTAGTTGTTTTCGACGTATGGTTATCACAGCATTCTAGTGAAAATGAACGTTACTTCTATCCTGATGGTCCTTGTTTGGATTATTCGTTCTGGGATCCTTTAGTTAGGACTATGAAAGCGAATAGTGCGAACTGGACCGTTAAGGAAAAGGAGATGTTCATCCACTTTGGTGCTGTCCGGCCTTCTATTCTTAACTCGTTTACGATAACAGCAGGCTTAATTGCCGGTTTTGTGATTGCAGCTAAGAAGATATTGTCCCTGATTATGCCTGCAGCGGCTTATGAAGTAGTGCCTCAGGGTGGAGGTCCTTATGATCATGCTGCAAAGCTGACTCATAGGGCCGCCGTCCATCGTACTAAGGCCAGACAGATCAAAAGGCTTGAAAAAGCCCTTCCCCAACAAGTACAAAGTACTAATCAAGTTAGACAAGCCATTGGGCGCAATTACGAAGTTTTAGAACTCCGTTTAGCGCCCAAGGGTTTGCCTATGGATGAAGTACGGAAGTACCCGGTTATAGCATCTAGCTGGTGCATTTTCGTTTTCGGACGAAGAGCTCTGGTTCCTTTACATACAATTTTCGCTCCCGGTGAAGACGATCCAACACAGGAACGATATGTGTCTTTAGCTAAGCATATGGATTACGTGGTACCGGTGTCTTCTCTAAGACTCCTTAGGGAGATAAGAGGCGACGTCGGTATTATGGAATTTCCAGGACTTCCGGAAAAGAAGAGTATTTTGAATCTCTTTGCTCCGGATCTTCCAGATTTTGGAAGGTTCGAGAGATTAGAGCCCAATGCTCTTACTTCGAACCTGATCAGCGTTACCGCATTGTCTATGGAAAATCGACCTCACCTGATTCCAATGGGATCTGGTTATGAAGATTTTTCTACAGATATGCAGTTTCACGGAATAGCTAATAAGCAAGGAGATTGTGGAATGGTATATGTTCATTCTTCTACTGGACGTATAGTGGCTATGCACTTAGCGGGAAGTCGCGAATCTCAAATCGGATACGGAGTTACTGTCTTTAAGTCTGACCTAGAGAAGTATAAACCTTCGGATCCCGAATTGGTAGATCCTCTTACGGTAACCCTGACTGAAGCGGAAGTTGTCCCCGGTGTGCAAACACTGGGAAGAGTAACTGCTCAGATGGCCACTTGGAGTCCAAAAGAGACGAGCTACGGTTTGTCTCCCTTTGATTACAAGTCCTTTCCGATTTCGGAAACGGACGATGGTCCTGCGCACCTAAAGTCTTTTACGCTTAAGACAGAAGAAGGAGATGTTTACATTTCCCCTCTGAATATAGCGGTTAAGGCTTATAGTACCCAGAAAATTTCTGGTCCGGATCCTCCTCCTTTGGCAACTTTGGTTGATTTTCTTCCTAAGTCATTCGATCCATCTCAAATTCGACTCCTCTCTTTGGAGGAAGCGATTTATGGAATTCCTGGGTACATCAAGTCGATAGACATGAATACCTCTTCGGGGTATTTTTATAAGCGACGAGGGTTGACTCGGAAAGATTTGTGTTTTAAAGACGGAGAACCGTCCGTTCATCCTCTCCTTAGAGCAGATATAGAATGGCATTTCAAAAAAATGACTGAAGGGATTTTGATCCCTGGAGTGTTTGAAGAAACGTTAAAGGATGAGATTCGCGCGGCCGAGAAAAATAGGGCTTACAAAACCCGATTGTTCTCCGCTGGCGATTTCACTACTTTTTTGATTCAAAGAATGGTCTTCGGAACTTTTGTTGCTGAAGCATGTAAGGATCCTTCGGGGTCTCCGTGCGCTCTTGAACTCAACGTACACTCTAGACAGTGGGGACAGCTTTATGCTCGTCTTCGGGGTCAAGAGTTTAATCGTTTAGTTGGAGCAGGAGACTTTGAGAAATTTGATATAGGACTAAAGAACGTTCTCGGTTTTTACTTTGTTACGTTGGTTCAGACTTATCATCCATATCCCGGGTTAGTGAGGATTGCGTTTGATAAGATGAAACACGCGTGGCACGTGTTGGGAACGTTGGTGTTCTTAAGGTTCTTCGGTACTAGTAGTGGGGCTTATATCACAGGATTCTTCAATTCTTTTTCGAATTGGTGCGTTCATAAACAAGCGTTTTTAGCACTGTATCCGGAAGAAGATTGGAAGTTCGTGGAATTGACCTTTACTGGAGACGATTCTGTATTTACGGTTCCGCCTAGATTGTCGAAGTATAATATGGAATACCTCCAAAAGTACTTCAAAGATACCTTCGATATGGTCTATACTTCTCCCTTCAAAGACGGTACGATGTCCATTACATGGGAAAATTGTACTTATTTGAAGAGGACCTTCAAAATGGGGAAGATCGGCGTTCTAGCTCCACTAGCGGAACGTTCTATAGCAAACATGGCGAAGTGGAGTCACAAGAATGCTTTGATGGAACACCATTTTAGCACTTGTGATTCGATCCTCCTGGAAGCCTGGCATCACGGGGAACCTTTCTTTAGAAAGTGTTACGCGTGGTGCATAGCTCAATCCAAGAGGCTCGGTCATGTACATCCTTTTGCTACATGGGAAACTGTGTGTGCAATGAGGAAACCCGATTACTCCCTGTAATCGGACTAGTCTGGGTGAAGACATAAAACTACACCAAAAATTCCTCTTTCTTTGAGGTTGGGGACGGCACCCTATAGTCAGAAATGCCAATCGGACGCGGTTTAATACGTAAATGGCCAACCCTTTAATCTCGGGGTTCGCTAGTTTAATGAGATTACAAGTTCAGAAACTACAGCAAAATCCGCTGTTCAAGCGGTAAGTCCCCAGGAGCTCACAGAGCCTGTGGAGACTTCATTATTTCAAACTCCTACACTCACATTTGGTGAGGTGGGAATAACGGGGGAACAAGTCACTCCCGGATACGCGTCAAATGCTCATGGTGTTGGCCACTTTCAATCAACTAAGCTTTTAGAGCGGATGATGTTAGTGACCGAGAACGTCTGGGCGGTTACTGATTCAGGACCTTTGGTTCAAATTGATATATGGAACGCGTTGTGCAATCTTGCTAGAAATTTATCTGTTTTGGAACAGTTTAATTTTATGCGAGGTAATATAGAACTAACATTCAGAATGAATACTAATCAGTTTTATTATGGTGCTCTTATGTTGACTTTGTATCCAGGAGGAATTACCGGATTTCGGGTAGATCAGAGATCCGTTTTGGATCCTACTGTTGTCTCTGCATCTTCTGCTGAGTCTGTAATTAAGACTTGGGAGTGGATGTGGCCTATGGCATGGGAATCTACTTACACTGATTCGTACCCTGTTTATTTATCTATTGATGTTTTGGCTCCTTTAACGAGGGCTAAGGATCTTATGCCCGACTCGATTACTTATCAAGTCTGGGCCCGGTTTACTGATATTCAATTGTCTTATCCCACTGGATCCCCAACACTGATTGAAGATGTTGAAGCTCAGAGTAATAACGGCCCGATGCCCAAAATTAGATTTCCTTCCAAGAATACTAGAAGCCACCCCGCAGAAGATGGGGGGGGCTCTCTAGATGGAGTGATGTTGGCTATTGAGTCTGTTACTATTGGAGATGCGGTTTCTTCCGTTAAGTCGCTTGCTTCTTTTGTGACTGAAAATTGG